GAAATTATACCATATGGATAAGATAGAACCAATACGATCACGTGGAGAATTACATGCATCGAATATGGTTTATCAATATGATGTATGTGGAAATTTTATAAATAGATATCCGAGTATTAAAATTGCAGCAGAAGAAAATCATATTGGAGTTAGTGGAATTTCAAAGTGTTGTCGTAAAAAACAAAAAACTTACCAAGGTTTTCAATGGTCGTATAATTATAAAGACAAAATAGAACCCATCGAAATTCTATATATCTATAAATTTGATTTGGCAGGAAAATATGTGGAGCGCTTTATTTCTATTAATGAGGCTAGTCGTATTACAAAAATACGTAATTCATCTATATCAAATTGCATATCAGGGAATATAGACACCGCAGGTGGATTTATATGGCGTAGATTACCTGAAAATTATGATATAACTCAACCAATTAAATTCGAACATCGAAAATGGACTGCCGTTGTTTTGATAGATAATAAAGGCAATGATATTAAGAAATATGTGTCTATAAGTAGCGCCGCAAAAGATTTGGACATTAATGATCCCAGTGCTATTTCTAAGGTATGTAAAGGTATAAGCAAAACTGTTCAAGGATATCGTTTTAGATATGCTTAACAATAGGGGTAATGGCTATGACTAAAATTTTAGAATTTATAAAACGCAGATTTCCAACCGATTGTAACTGGTTGAGTGGAAATTGTTATTACTTTTCTCTCATTCTTAAAGATAGATTTCCAAGTGGCACAATTTATTATGATGTTATATATGGGCATTTTATATTTAAGTATGAAGATTATTACTATGATTGGACAGGTTTCATAGAGCCTAAAGGCTATTTAGTTGACTGGGAGAAATTTGATGAGTACGACAATTTGCAAAAGCAAGTGGTTATAAGGGATTGTATACAATAAAAATATGTTTGGAGAGTGGCTTATCGAATGGTTATCGCTACTCTCCTATTTTTATTGAAAGGATATGATTAAAAATGGCAAAGAAAGCACAGATTGATAATTTGATATCCTTATTAGATGGATATATGACAAGTGGTGGTCATCACCTTAATGTTAATGTTTTTAATAGAGATACTCTTCTTGACGCTCAGAAGCACCCTGAGAAATATCCGCAGTTAACTATTCGTGTTTCAGGATACGCAGTTAACTTCATTAAGCTTACAAAGGAACAACAAGATGATGTAATTTCTCGCACATTTCATAAATGTGTGTAGATATATTGGGTAGTAATTCAGTTTGGTAGAATGCGTGATTTGGGATCACGTTGTCGTGGGTTCGAGTCCCACCTATCCATTTGATTAAAAAGAATAAAAGGAGGAATGTTGGTTATGGCATATTTAAGACAAGCTAAAACCGAAGAAGAGATTAAAAAATTAACCGTAGCCAATGTTAAGAAGTCTTACAACGATTTGGCTCGTGATTATAATAAAGTTATAGAACAGGATTATATTCTTTGTCCTAAATGTGGAGAATTTATAAGTCGTGAAAACTTTTATTCTTCCAACAAATACGCTATTGGTGTATTCCCACAATGCAAAAAATGTATTCTTGCTGAAGTTGAGCAAAGAGATAAAAAAAACGACAAAGCAAATGAAACCAAAGATTCAGTTAAGCGCATGCTTCAAAAAATGAATCTTCCATACATAGATGATTTATATGAATCTGCTTGTAAAACTGTTGCAGATGAAGTTAATGAGAAAAATAGGAAAGCACCTTTTCTTGCCTATCTTGTTCCATTAAAGTCTTTGCCGCAGTATAAAAATAAAACTTGGGTAGATAGTGAATTTGAACTAGGTGTTATAACCGAAGAAGAAGAAACTAAGATTAATGCTAAAACTATAAAAGCAGCCAAGAAAAGATTCGGCTCAGGGTATTCTAATGAAGACTATATGTTTTTAGAAACCGAATATCAAGATTGGACAACAAGATATGCATGTGAAAATAAAGCACAGGAATTGTTGTTTAAGAGAATATGTTTCAAAGAACTAGAAATAGATAAAGCACAAAAAACAGGAAAAGATACAAAAGAATTAGATAAGACATTACAAGAATTAATGGGTTCTTTATCTGTAAAACCATCTCAGTCTAATTCCGATTCTTTGGCAGATTTTCAGACATTTGGACAATTAATTGCAAAATGGGAAGACGAAAAGCCAATCCCTGAACCAGATGAAGAATTTAGAGATGTTGATAAAATAGGTCTATATATTGATGTATTCTTTAAAGGCCACTTATCTAAGATGATGGGATTAAAGAATGCTTTTTCTTCTCTCTATGAAAGATTTATTAGAAAGTACACTGTGACCAAGCCACAGTATGATGAAGATGTAGATTCAGAAGCACTATTTGACCAAATATTTGGGTCAAAGATAGACGAGGAATAATGGCTACTCAAGTAAAAACCGTAAAAGATGTTGAGCGTGATAAGGCACAAAAAATTATGGACACTGTTGCTTGGAGATGTGCCTATTATAGAGCCAATCCACAGAGATTTGTTTCTGATGTATTGGGTATTCATTTGAAATTATTTCAAAAGATTTTGATATATGCAATGATGCATTATAATTTTATGATGTATCTTGCAGCAAGAGGTCAAGGAAAAACCTATCTTACCGCCCTCTTTTGTGTTGTTAGGTGTATATTGTTCCCTGGAACAAAAATTGTTGTTAGTTCAGGAACTTTAAAACAGGCTAATGAAGTTTTATTAAAAATTCAAGATGACTTTATGAAACAATCAGCGATTTTACGGAGTGAAATTGAGAAATGCAACATTGGCCAGAACGATGCGACAATATCATTTAAAAACACCTCTTGGATAAAAACTCGTACTAGTTCTGAGAATTCAAGATCTGCGAGAGCTAACATTATTGTTGTTGATGAATTTAGAATGGTTGATGAAACAGTTATAAATACTGTATTAAGAAAATTCTTAACAAGCCCTCGCCATCCTAAATATTTGAACAAACCAGAATATGCACATTTAACAGAAAGAAATAAAGAAATTTATATGTCCAGTGCTTACTTTAAAAGTTCATGGGCATGGAAAAAAGCTCAAAGCTATACTCTTAACTTCTTTGACGATGTAAAAAAATATTTTATATGTGGTTTACCTTATCAAATAAGTATACTTGAAAATCTACTATCTCGTGAGCAGTTACAAGATGAAATGAGTGAAGCAGATTATAATGAACTTGTACAACAGATGGAAATGGAATGCTTATGGTTTGGTGATACAGATGGAAGCTTATTTAAATTTGATGAATTTGGGAAATGTAGAAAAATTAAAAATGCTTTCTATCCACTTAAATTCTATAACGACAAAATTAGAGTTCCATCAGTAAGTGCTGCCGAGAAACGAATATTATCTTTGGACGTTGCTTTAATGGCTTCATCAAAGAAAAAGAAAAACGATGCTGCTGCATTTTTCATTAATAATTTAGTTCAAACTAATCAAACTTCGTATCAATCAAATCCTATATATGCAGAAACATATGAAGGTTTAACAACAGATGAACTTGGTATTATTGCTATGAGATACTTTTATCATTACAAATGTACTGATTTTGTGCTAGATACGAATGGTATAGGTCTTGGAGTATATGACTTTATAATAAAAGACCAATACGACCCGGAGACCGGAGAGACATATAAGGCTTTAACTTGTTGTAACGACCCTGATATGGCGGCTCGTTGTAAAGTTAAGGATGCTCAAAAAGTTGTTTGGTCTGTTAAGGCTACCTCTGCTTTCAACAATGAAATATGTGTTCTTTTGAGAAATGGTATTCAAAATGGAAAAATAAATTTCTTGGTATCTGAACATGATGGCGAAGATATATTACGTGATACCTTTAAGAGTTACAATAAGTTCTCTTTAACAGAACAGAACGCTTTGAAAATGCCGTACATACAAACAACAATGACTCAATACGAGTTAATAAAATTAGAACATGAAGTTAAAAACGGAAATATTAAAGTAAAAGAAATATCTGGAATGAGAAAGGACAGATATTCTAGTATAGCTTATAATTATTGGTGTGCTTGTCAGTTGGAACTTAAATTAAAACCAAAACAACAAGATACGAATAATCTAGTTAAGCAACTCACAATTCGTCCAGCGAGACGATTATCATCATTTGAGTAAACATAGGTAAAATTATAACTTTTACCTACAAATAATTTTGAACAGAACCCGCCGGCCTCTTAACAATGCACACTGGGCGGGTCATTTGATATAAAAAATAAATAAGGAGGTGCTAACGTGGCACAAAGAATGAAAAAAACAGAGGTGACTACTACTGCACCTTCTACTGAAAAGAAACAGCCTACTGTGGCTGAAGTTAGAGAGTTTTATGAGAAAAATAAAGATACAATAAAAAACTTTGCTATGGCAGAAAGTGTAGCAAAGCCATTAAAAGATATTACAAAGACTGCTACTAAAAGCATAAGTA